CCTTTGATAGAGCAATCCGAGCTATGTTGAATGGTAAAGCCATCAGGCGCGGTAAGAATAAGTTTATACGCATCCGGGAACTTCACCATGAAGGTGAGATTTATCCAATGATTGTTGGGCCAAGCGGTAATGAGTGTCCAACCATTTACACGAACATTGAAGCATTGATGGCTGATGATTGGGAGTGCGGAACTTATAACGCAAAGACCTATGACGTGACTTGGGACGATGTCGTTTACGATGGTCACGAACGACCCATAGATAGATTTCAAGATGTTATTGATCAATCTGTAATCAACTTAGAATCTAGGCTGAAGGGAGATAAATAATGAGATTTTCTGAAGTGATTCAAGCCTTGATGGCTGGTGGCGGTAACGCGGTATGGCGGGGTGAATGGGGAGGTTCGGTATTCCTGCGCTACTCGGAACTATGGAATATCTTTGAACTACATGGGCCAGGCGGAAGGGTGACGCAGTTGGAAGAACTCAGCCTGTCACCCGGTGACCTGTTTGCAACCGATTGGGCTGTAGTCAAGGTTGACCCGCGAACCGGGGAGGTAGCCAAATGATTCTTTTTGCTCTTGGTGTCCTGCTCGGTGCTGGATGCTTCGCGGTTTGGTCAGAGATGTATACACGGTGGCTGTATGCTGATGTCAAGAAACGGGCAAAGGCTCAAGGTATGAGCAAGGACAAACTACGCGCCGCCATGCTCTGGGCTACGAGTGCAGAGATACGAAAGAATCTAGATGAGTAGAGTTATCAATCTCCAAATTGAGCAGGTCGCTATTGACCTGCTTAAGCATCACCCACGCAACGCGAACCACGGTGATGTGGATGCCATCAAGACCAGTCTGGCTGTCAATGGCTGGTACGGCTCTGTAGTAGTCAACACGGCTACAAAGCACATCCTAGCGGGAAATCATAGGGTCATGGCTGCCAAGGCTCTAGGCTGGGAAACCGTGCCTGTGCAGTGGGTTGATGTTACGCCAGAGGAAGAGCTGCGGATTCTGGTAGTAGACAACCGCACTACCCGTATCGGACAGGATGACACGACCAAGATTACCGACATCCTTGCGGAACTTGCTAACACGCCTATCGGGCTTGATGGTACGGGCTACTCGGCAGTTGACCTTGATGCGCTTATTGATTCTTTGACCGGTATAGGCGAGCCAGAGGAACTGCTAACCGATCCGGATGAAGTGCCGGAGGTAGTGGAGACACGATGCCAGCCGGGAGACCTTTGGATTCTTGGCAGCCATCGATTGCTCTGCGGGGACTGTGCAAACCTTGCTGACGTTCAACGATTGATTGATTGCGATACGGTTGATTTACTTCTTACTGACCCGCCATATGGAATCAATGCAGATAGGCAGCACTTTGAAGGCCACGGATGGACGCTAAGAGAAAAGACTGAGTGGGATAAAGAACGACCAAGCCGTGAGGTAATACATCAATCCTTGGCAGTAACATCCGAGCAAATCATCTGGGGCGGTAACTACTTTACTGATTACTTGACACCAAGTATGGGCTGGCTTGTTTGGGATAAAGGACAGCGGGATTTCTCATTAGCAGATGGTGAGTATGCTTGGAGGTCGGAACGAAAAGCGGCACGTATATTTAGTTATTCAAGGGCTAAGTCAAATCGTGAGGAACGACATCACCCAACACAAAAGCCTGTCGCTTTGATGGCTTGGTGTATTGAGTTGTGTAGTGAACCAAAAACTATTTACGACCCATTCCTTGGTTCGGGAACAACGCTCATTGCATCCGAGCAGTTAGGGCGCAAATGCTACGGGATGGAAATAAGCCCTAAGTACTGCGATGTAATCATTCAGCGATGGGAAAACGCTACAGGCAAAAAGGCGGTACTAGATGGCACGACCAACCAAGTATAACGATGAAGTGGTAACCCGCATAACTCACGCTCTGAGGGCAGGGAATACCCGCCGAGCATCATGCGCTTATGCCGGTATTTCGCAAGACACGTTCGCAAGTTGGCTCAAGTCAAACCCGCATTTCTCGGACGCTATAGAAAAAGCAGAGGGTGATGCCGAGGTTCGGAACGTGGCTATCATCCAGCGAGCAGCTGACACCACTTGGCAAGCGGCTGCATGGTGGCTTGAACGCAAGCACAAGGCCGAATGGTCTAGCCGGGTAGAGCAGACCGGCGCAGACGGTAGCCCGGTCAAGGTAATCGTGGAGTATTCGGACAAACCTGTTGCCTGATATTCGACTAGTCCTACCCAAGCCACACGAAGCCCAGCAGGTCATTTTGCGGGAAGCCAAGCGGTTCAATGTTCTTGCCTGTGGGAGACGCTTCGGTAAGACTACCTTGGGCGGGAATCTGTTATCCGATCCGGTACTCAAAGATGGTCTACCCTGTGCGTGGTTTGCCCCTACATACAGGCTCCTAGAGGAGGCGTACAACGACCATAAGCGCATCTATGCTCCTGTCATCAGGCGAGCTGTGCAGACACCTGCACCGCGCATCGAACTGATAACCGGTGCGGCAATCGATTACTGGACGCTTGATGACCCTTCAACCGTTGCCCGTGGTCGGAAGTACAAGCGGGTAATCATCGATGAGGCGGCAATGGCTAGACACTTGGAGCAAGCCTGGACTGAGGCTATCCGCCCAACGCTAACCGACTACAGGGGAGATGCGTTCTTTCTTTCTACGCCTAAAGGCTCCAACTACTTCAAAACCCTACACTCGATGGCGGCTGTAGATCCCGACTGGATGTCTTGGCAGATGCCTACCACGGCTAACCCTTGGATAGATGCAGCTGAGGTAGACAAGGCTGGGGAGTCACTGCCGAGCATCGCGTTTAGGCAAGAGTACCTGGCGGAGTTCGTGGATGCCGCTGGAGCGAGAATCAAGCGGGAGTGGTTGAGGTACGGCGATGCCCCTGAAGGCTTGCCGGTCTACCTTGGGGTTGACCTTGCGATATCTACCAAGGCGGAAGCAGACTATACCGCTGTGGTTGCTTTATCCCGTGGTGAGGATGGCACGATCTACGTTCTCGATGTCAACAGGACACGCGCAGACTTTGCTAGCGTCCTGCGCTTCATTGAGGCAATGGCGGATAAGTGGCATCCGGTTATGATTGGCATCGAGCAGGTGCAGTATCAGGCGGCTGTTGTTCAGGAGCTTATGAGGCGCACAAAGTTACCGATACGGGGCATCAGACCAGACCGCGACAAGGTGACCCGCTTTGGGCCTTTAGAGGCCCGGTACGAGCAAGGGCAGGTAATACACGTAGACGGCTTGCCACCTTACTGGCAGGATGAGTTGTTATCCTTCCCGGTTGGCAGGCATGATGACGTGGTAGACGCGATGGCTTATGCATGGCAGGTGATCGGACAGCGTAAGGGTTGGGGAGCCGTCTAAAATATATCTCTTATATCCTTGCAGTATATATACTTAGAGTGTATATTATCTACATCAAGCAGGGAGATAGATAGATATGAAGAAGACGATGCGAGTTTACGAAAATGGAACGGATTGCCGAGTAGACGTATATCAAGGAAGCAGCATTGTATGGAGCCGCATTTATTGTGATTGGAACTCAAATCAAATCTGGGATGAAGTATCAGACAGTAGCCTAAGAATCTTCATTGAGACAGCCATAGAGTTTTATCCAGAATGCATGGTCAACTAAAGCCCCACAGGCCCCCGCAAGGGGGCTTTTTTGTTTCTGTGGGATACTGAGGGCATGGGCATCTTTGACCGCTTCTTAGGACGTAAAGCCGCAGCCAACCCGACACAGGCACTACCGTTGCCACTTAGCCAGAGTAGGGACATCTACCTAACCGGGTACGGCTCTGGTCAACTGCAAACACTCTTGCGCCGTGCGCTTCCTGGCTCAACAAAAGACTGGTCACGCATAGCCGGTGACCTTGGGCTAAACGGGGTTGTTGCAAGCGCGATTGACTGGTATGTGCGTAACTATCCACAGGCAACCGCGAGATACTACCGACCGGTAGATAGCCAGCAAGCAGAGCCTATCGAAGACCACCCGGTAATCAAACTTATGGCTCAACCGGATCCAATGATTATGGGTTCGTTATTTTGGAGCTGGGTCATCCAAGATTACAAGTTATTCGGCAACACGTACCTGAGAAAGATTCGATCTACTACCCGTGGCACGGTGACTGCTTTACAGTTCTTGCCGCAGGACATGGTTAGACCGGTTGGCAATGGCGTAAACCCGCTCACCCACTACATCTACACCACGGACGGGCGCTCCTTTGACATCCCGGTATCCGACATTATCCATATCCGCTACAACAGAGACCCGCAGGACATCCGCCTTGGGCGTAGCCCTGTTATGGCGGTACTGCGCGAGATAGCCACCGATAACACGGCAAGCACAACCGCTTATGGACTCTTGGCAAACGGCGCAATGCCTAGCCTGATTGTCGGGCCTGATGCCAAAGACCAAACCGTAGACATCAGCATGGACGATGCTCGGCAGGTCAAGCGGCAACTGCACGAAGACCTTACCGGGGACGGTAGCGGTGGCATCGTGGTAATGACTGGTGCATACAAACTTGACCGGGTATCGTTGACACCTTCAGAGCTTGCTCTGGATTCTGTACGACGTGTACCGGAGGAACGCATCTGCTCTGCTATGGGCATAAACCCGATGGTCTTAGGGCTTGGCGCAGGGCTTGACCGGTCTACCTACAACAACTTTGAGCGCGCCCAACAGGCGGCTTGGGAAGATGGCATGGTGCCGTTACTCCGTACCCTTGCCGATGCTATTACCGCAGACCTCCTGCCAGAGTACCCAGAGACGCAGGAAGGTGACTTTGTACAGTATGACCTTGAAACCGTGCGGGCGCTGGCTGATGACTTAGCGGCTGAAGCTGAGCGGGCAGAGCGGTTGTACAAGGCTGGCATCATCGATAGAGCGGAAGCCAAGCGCATAGCCGGCCTTGAAGCCGTGCCGCAGGATGAAGGGCAGCTACACCCGCAAGCCATCCCGGTACAGACTACCGATGCTCCTATTGCTGAGATCCGTTCTTTCGACATGAAGTATCGCCCAACAACCGGCATGAAGGAAGCGGCACAACGTGCTTTGGATTGGAAGGCTGAAGGGTTCGACGGCGGGACGCGGGTAGGCTTGGCAAGGGCTAACCAGATAGTGAATGGGGAGCAACTTTCCGAGGATACGATTCTACGGATGTATTCTTTCTTTAGCCGCCATGAGGTAGACAAAAAGGCTGAAGGGTTCAACGCTGGTGAAGACGGCTTCCCAAGCCCCGGTAGGGTTGCCTGGGACTTGTGGGGCGGTGATGCTGGCTTCCGCTGGTCAACATCCAAGCGCGATCAGATGCAGGGTGAAGAGGGCAAGAGCCTTGATTGTTGCACTCCGGGGGTAGTGTACAAGTCTCACCCTTTTTACGGGTACGAGCTGGAGAGCAGCTCAAACGGGTAGATGATGGCACGGGCAGGATTTATGCAGCATCGCAGAAGTTTAGAAACGACCTGCTGGAGCGTGAAGGCGTAGCCATCAGCCGGATGCAACGCGCATACAAAGCCGCTACCGCTGCAAGCATTGCAGAACTGGAAGCGCTGGAAGGTCGTATTCAAGAGCGCCTTGATAATGGCGAAGACCCAAGCGACACGATCTTGTGGATGCGTCAGCGCATCATCGACAACATCGAGGAACTGGGAAAGAACCTCAAAAAGTTTAGCATCGAGGGGGCAACGATTACCGCAGATGGTCAACTCCAAAGCGCAATACTTGCTAATGATGCAACGGCGGGCCTTGTGGAAACGGCAGCGGGTAAAAAGCCCGCAGGCGTTACCCTTGGTACTTCATGGACACGTCTACCAGATGAACAACTCCAAGCCTTTGTCGGGTTCGCAGGCGATGGTAGCCCTCTGGCTATCCTATTCGACTCAATCCCACAAGTAACCACGGACGCTATGCAGATGGCGCTTGTACAAGGCATAAGCCTAGGTGAAGGGCCACGAACGGTAGCGCGGCGGGTAAGGCGTGCATCTGACATTGGACGCTACCGAGCAGAGACCATTGCGCGTACAGAGATGATCCGAAGCGCCCGTGAAGCACAACGGCAACTCTACACCCAGAACCCAGCGGTACAAGGTTACCGACGGCAAGCCACGCAGGATAGCCGGGTATGTCTTGCTTGCTTGGCTCTATCCGGTACCCTGTCAGCCACTGATGAGATTATGCCAAGCCACCCGAACTGCAGGTGTGTCATGGTGCCGGTAACGATGTCTTGGGCGGAGATTACCGGGGACAGTAGCATCCCGGATACACGCCCACCGGTAGCAACACCTGAGCGCATACTAGCTGGATTGTCGGAGTCTGACAAGTTGGCTATTATGGGCGCTTCCCGTTATGCCCTTTACGCTGAGGGATTGCCGCTCAGTGACATGGTAACCGTGGTGCCTAATGCAGACTGGGGGCCTACTACACGAGTACGCCCACTCAAAGAGCTTGAAGGCTACGAACCGGATCTAACAACTTACCTATGAAAATGACCGTGTGGGATACTTACGCCATGGACGTGCTGACATCTACAGTAGACGGAATC